AGCACATCACGTACACTCCTGAATACTTCAACTAAGTTTTGTATATATTCTTCTGGTGTTTGCTCCTGACCTATTTGTTTATCCTCGCCACCATAGTCTCTTAAACCATAGTAAGGTGGTGATGTAACACACATCTGTGGTCTCTCAGCAATACCAGTGGTAATGTGACCATGTAATGTCTTCAGTGTGTCTCTGCAATCACCAAATAATATAGTATTTCTCATAAATGATTCCAATGACGAATTACACCTGCAACGATAAAACAATTAGTGATGAGATAAGTAAGAAAGATAAAAGATCGAACAACGAGTATACTATTATCATACCTCTTGGTCTTCTCATCAGCGAACGAACCCAACGCATACTTCCAGATCCTCCATAATCTAACCATACAATGCTATATTATGTGATCTACGAGGTGGTTTGTACTTAACCACAATGGGTTTAGTAACAGCAGTATATATTTTTAATAATGTGTCTGACTTCATGTTACAGAATAGAATGTGTACTTCAAGAATAGTTCTTCACCCTTCTTAATTGGTTTAATAGTTCTCATATGATATATCTTACCCCACTCCATCTCTTCAAGATCTTTAGTGCAGTTAGGATCATCACTATGATTAACGAAACCACCAATAGGTGTTCTCATTATATCTTCATCCACAACTACATGAGATATACCAAGATAAACATCATCAGGTATATCCTCCAAAGCAAAAAGTCCCTGTCCTGCGACAGGGCTATCCTTTACGTGTAAACAGTTAGGCAACGCTTTATACATGATAAAATGATTGTTTTATTCTCTGAGTGACCTACGATATACTTTAGTTAAAGTTTGTTCAAGTTTAACATCATCAACACCAGCACGACCTGCTAATTTCATTGATGATACTGGATCTATTTCCCACATAGCATGAAGTAAGTAACGTATCTCACAAGTTGTGAGTTCTAACATTGTAGATACTTTTTTATGCTTCGTATAGGTCAGCGAAACAGGTTGTTGATCTTCATGCGTGAAATAGTCGCCACTCATACATTGTCCTCCAATTCTACATTTTCCATCAGTTCGTCTTCTATAACAAGACTACCTGATGTGTATTCTATAATGAATTCATCTTTTGATAATCTTCCTTGATCTGGAAGAACGCATGATGAATATTCTTCGTAAGCAACATCAATCTGTGCTTGTTCAAGTGCTTCAGATATACCTGTAGTATCAATACCATCAGTTGTACTGATGATTTGACCTAGTTTAAATATATCCTCAGAAGAGAGATTAACTGCAAATGTTTGCATTAGTAACGTGAAGGTATCTGGTGATATTCATCTATAAGTGGACGAGGATTAGTCATCCCCTGTACATATTCTATTACTTGATCACGTATTTGTAACACATCATCAATGCACTCTTGATTATGAGCACATGATCTAAGATGGTTATCAGGTTTGAACAGTGATTCAAGAAGTATACTCTTGGCTCTATCCCACTTCTCATATGATGTGGGTGATTCATCAAGAGATCGCTGATCCTTCATAGTCCTCCCTTTTTTTTATTTAGATTTTAGATGTGATGATTTTAGCATATTTTGGTATCAACGACTGCAATCTTTAGGATGAATAAAGATTTCCTGTCCTTATGGTGTTGCGAAAGAATCCCCACTTATCATATACTGCTGGAAATGTTACGGCTTTGTAACGTAACTGTTCAAACTCTTCTTGTGGTAAACTCCACCCAAGAATCTTTCTTACGTTACTAGCATTTCTACACTTACGAGACTTGAAGAGTTTCATCTTCCATTTACGCTCAGTCTCTTCATAAGTAGGTGGATACTGTGCATATAATGCTTGAGCATTCACAGTATTATGAGCAGCATTATCGTATGTTTGGTAATAAAACTTGGTGGTCATTACTCAACCTCCTCAAAGTAAATACCATGAAATGCATTGAATGACTCAAGATTAATGAAATCATCATCTTGATACTTCAAGACTTCTTCATCTTCAGGACATACAATAAACTCTTCACAAAAATATTCAGCATTGACTCCTACTTCTTCAGCAGCACCAATGATTTCATTAGTCTGCTCTGCATTACATTCCAATACACGTGTACAGTATGCAATGTCTTCGTTTAATTGAGAGAGCATGACCTTCATAATAAAGAAAAGAATGTTGAGGGAGTGGGGCATCAACATAGGTTTCACCTATATGCCCAAATTTACCTCTAGGGAATCGCTTACACCTGAACCCCCACCACTTGCACATTAGACTTACAGGACGTAATTTCTCTGCTGAACAGAGACAACCATAGATCCTTGCAATGTGCTCACCCATCTGTCTTATGTGTGCAGTAATAGGGTTCTACCAACGCTCATGTGACTGCTTCTTGATACGCAACAGCATACGCTTCGGGCGGTTTACTCGTGTCAGTCTAGTCGGTAGGTTTGGGGCTAGAGAACCACATATCCCTCAACTTTTATATAATAACACTAATTGAAGGGAGTGTCAAGACCTTGTGGACAGTAAGAGAACTGTCTATACTATACTGAACGTGCTGACTGAATCAGGTACTGTTCGATAACAGCAAGGAGCTGATTACCATTTTCTGCTGCTTCAAGACATTCAAATAAGTTCATAGGGTTGTTCCCTTAACGACTTCCTTACTATACAGCAGTTCAGACCCCTGTAAAGTGATAGTGTGACAGTTCTATGAGTGGCACGTCATCGAGGTATAGTAAAATTCTGACTCGTTAGTCGCATCCTTACTGGTTCTAAGACCTCTCCTATGCATATTAAATCCTATGATAGTCCTACGCTCATCAGAATCGTTTATTCCTCCTCTATGCTTCCACCATGCTGGAAATATTACGAGATCACCCTCCTTAAAATCAGGTGTGTACCATTTATCCACATCCCACTCATCCCTAAACTGTGTGGGTATAGCACCATCAGGCATCTCAACATATAATACACAACTGACTCCCTTACCACCATGATCATGTAAACCATGATACTGTGTCCTCATACAGGTCTCAAACCATAGGTCAGTCACATGATACTCAGCATCTATGGTACTTTCCTTCTTCCATTGATTAATATACTTCTTAAGATCATCCAATAATGGTTTAGCATATAATGGTAATGGATTGATCTTACTATTACTAGTCTTCTTATTGCTGAAGAAATCAGTATCAAAATCAGTACCACAGTAAGATTTTCTTATCCTATCATCATTCTGTGGTATAGTATGTTGCATCAATTTCATTTTCCGATACACTTCAGTATCAATGTTCTCTTTACCTCTATATGGTTCGATCATCTCAAGTATCTTAGTCTTGAATTCACCCCAGTTCTCAATACTATACTTAAATATAGGTTGCTGGACATCATATACTTTCATTAAAATGTCCTCCAGTGGTCGAAATGTATCATACCTGTATCTAGGTCAGTAAATCGTGGGTCTAATAATAGTTTTATATCACCTGCTATTGATCTTATATTAGTTCCTTTACCACCAGTACCAGCAACACCATGCTTTAGGTTACTTGGGAACACCAATAAATCACCTCTATTAACCATCACGCTAGAGATACCACTATTAATATAATTTAACTCACCAACAAAACTTCTTGTTGGATCTGGTTTGGTATCAAATATACCACCAGAATAACAGTTAGGGTTATTCTCACTGTAGAATGTAATAGTTGACTGATCAGGTGGATTAACGTAGTATATAAATGATAAGTCAGAACATGCATGAGTATGTGGTGTCATACTATCATTAAAATCTTTAATAGTAAACCAAGACTTCATAATATATGGTATAATCATATCAGTCTTGATGTTTGCTACATGTAAACACTCACGTACCTCATTTAAAATTAAAGAAAAGAAAGGTTTTAACTCATCAGTATGATGTAACAGACCTTTACCTCTAGTCTCACCAGTCAACGGATACCTACCATCATGAGCTTCATTAGGATCAAATTGATATTCTTTCAAATTGTACAACAAATCACTCCAATAGGATTTCTCTGGGAGTGTGCGTTGGTAAATAACTGTAGGAAAAATAGAGTGTATTAACGTTGTCATGATTGAATCATATAATTCTTACCTAGATTTGGACAGTGCTAAGGCATTACGTTACGAGTGTGATAACATATTAACACATGATCCATTAGAACAAAAGACATGGTGGTATGGTTTTGATAGACCCCCACAAAATATACTGGAAAACTTTATATTTCAGTCAGCAAGACAACACAATGTATTCCATTCTTATATTGGTGCTGAGTGGTGGATTAGATCACATGATAGTTTAGATAGTAGTTGGATATTCCATGTTGATGGTGATCTTGGTCAGTCAAGAAGAGGTGATCAATATTTATCAGCACCATTCTGTACTATAACATATTTAACAGATTATGGTCAACCAACTGTAGTACTGGACCATATGCATGACTGGAATAAAAAAGGATTTTATATAATGGGTGATAATGAGTGGTCATTCTGGGCATCACCTAAGATGGGTAAACATATTAACTGGTCATTACCATATTTTCATGGTGTACCACATAACTTTGGTTATTTACCTGAAGGGGAAAAAAGAGTGACTCTTATGTTTAACACATGGAAGACAAGACCTTGGGAACCTGAATGTATAGAGTACAACTTAGACTACAAAATCTCAGGTGGTGAGGTTAAACTCATACCTGAGAAGGATACAACTATTAAATGGTTAGAACCACATGGATTTTTCACTACTAAACTTGAGGATGCTCTTGATTTAGCAATTCAGTATCATGGATACAATCAGAGAGGAGAATCATGGTTAGTATCTCAATTTGCACCAGAGAATACTGATCTTACCCCACGTTTTCCCACGCAAGAGTCCCATTAGCATTAAATACACACGCATAAATGTAATGGTCAGCATCAGGGCATAGACTAGACTTAGGGAACCAGTCTTCACCTACTGACTGTGCATTAATTGCATCATTATAATGATACGAACCAAGTGTAGATAGTTTTAAGTTTGCTAATACTTCATCAGGTAAGAATGCTTCATACCATGTCCATATAGTATTAATCTTATCTGTATCAGCTTTTGCTTCAAGATCTCTTAGCTTACTACCATTATACCAAAGAAAAGGTGTTCCCTTTGCTTTAGCATAATCACTTAGTGTCTCCTGTAGTGCTTTGTAGTCCATAAGATTGTTGTTGGTTTTCGTTGTGGAAGGTGGAAGCGTACTCCCTCATCAATTTATATTTAATAGCATTAAAGTATGTATCTGGTTTAATATCTGGTTCCCATTTACTTTCATCCAATGCTTGTATTGCATAGTGTGTTAGATCCTGATAATCATAGAGTAATTCACGAACAAATGCATTCTGAATAAGGGTTTCAACCCACATTACACATACTCTACGTTCACCCTTAGTCACTGGTCTAACAGAATGCCAGTGATTTGGATCAAAGAATAGTGCTTCACCTTTCTTCAATCTATATGAATATGATTCTGATCCTACACGTATCCATAGATCACCACCTTCGTACTCACTCTCATCATTGATAGCAGTAATCATTAGATAATCAGTTCTCAATGACCAACCACCTGGTTTACCCATTAATGGTGCATCATTATGGAAATCATAATAACCACCACCATCTTCCTCATCAGAAGAATACTTAACAAACATAGGTCCAGTAGTTCTTCTTGTTAGTATTGCTCTAGCAAATAAAGAATTCCAAAACTGATCCATGAAGAGTTGAGAACATTTACCATCAGGATCCTGCATCTCTACATTACGTTTGATCTTACGATCAGCAGTACCAGATGCTTTACCATCCTCAAACTCATTAAATTCATAAAAATTCTGAATGTGGTCACAAACAACCTCATCCAACCACTTCATTCTACGTATCATAATTAACTAGATTGTGCTCTAAATTCGTCTAATAGTTTTTGTTCTTGTTCTATACGTGCAACCAATGCTTCAACAGGATCAGTTATATGTGATATATTAGGACCATTGAATAATGGTGCTGGTCTATGGAATTGAATAGCAAGCATAACAAATCTTTCCATTGCTTCTTCCATCCCTGATCCTGAGGAGTGAGGTGGGAAACTTACATATTGTTCATCAGTTGATAAGTATGCTACTCCCTCATTATAAGGCAAAAAGTGCTCTTTGTAAACCTTTGGATCAATTGGTATTTTGACTGTAGTAACTACATTAACACCAGGATCTGTGAATACATCAGGCAATGCTCTGATCTTAACTCTCCAGTCTTTCCACTGTTGTTTCTCTTCAGCAGTAACTGGTGCATCTTCAAGCATTGTCCAATCAGATGTATGAAGAAAGAAATTCCTCCATGCTTTAACTCTGGTTAGAGTTATACCTTTCTCTTCTGAAATTATTCTCTTGAACTTATCATCAACTGTTGACCTATCAACTGAATCAACAGCATCAAATGCATCTCTAGCAGATTGTACAAATGTTCTTACAGTATCTATTGTAGGTTCTGTGAACAAATAATCTTTCCAATAATATTCTCCAGTAGTATGATTACGAACATATGTACTCTTATCACACTTCCATGACTCTGTTGCACCATTACTATACTCAAAGTATTGTAATTTATCACGATCAGCACTCCATAAAGGATATAATACTGGTGTGATATAGGTACTCCAGTGATCGTCTGATATAGTCTTTGTCTTAGAACCACGAGTAATTTGTCTCGATGGTCCACGTATGATTAAAGTATTATTATTTAATTCCATGTTATGCGGGCTGTTGATAGAACCATCCTGTTACTATGTATTTAGTTCCTTTAAGAACTAGATTACCCTTATGAGAGTGTGTATAACCTGCTGGCCAAATCACTACTGTACCTGTACTTGGTTTAATCCTTCTCTTTTGATAGAAGAACTCAGTCTCACCACCTTCAAAGTCTTCATTAAGATATATCATCCACACTGCACATCTAGCATGTTCACCATATGAACCATCTTCATGATGCCAAACATGATAACCACCACCTTCAGGTGTCTTCTGACATTTAATTGCAAATGATGTTAGAGGGATTTGAGTTAAAGATGAATACTCTGCACAATAATGATTGATACATGTCTGTAGGTACTGATTAACACGAGCAGACAATTGACTATCCATGTTATCTAACATAATAGAATAGTCTCTTCTACCCAATCCTTTATTACCAAACTGTGCTACTCCAGCCATGGAGTTCTCATCACCATCACAAATATTAATCTTCTGCAAATCACCAGACATATTTCTTTCTACTGCCTGTTCTTCCCATCTATTATGAAATCCAATAATATCATCACAGAATGCCTTTGGTACAAAGTTTGGCCAGATTGCAATGAAATCATCAAATTCTGCCTTGTTACCCATTAGATGAACAGGTACAATAGGATTCACCATCTCAACATAGTTGGATGCACCACTACTAGTTATCGCCATAATTTAATCAGTAAGCCTTAATAAGATATTTAACCCTAAAGTATTTTAGCACAAGAGGGACTGCTGTGCGAGGGACAATGCTTGCGGAAACCTCTAATTGTTCAGCACCAGTCATAGTCATAGTACCTTCATTCAAAGTAATACCTGCCTGTGCTGGTGTAATTGATAGAGTTTTCTCTGTAACAAAGGAGACTGTCTCTCCTCTATCATTTGTTTCATTCTCATTTATTTTATTTGCACCGTATGGATTGGTATAAGCATCAGATGTACCAGCATCACCAAAATCTTGTGGTGTCTGGTCAGCAGCAGATGATGGGAATGACCTACCAGAACCCCAGATTACTCTGACTCCTCCATGTCCTCCATTACCACCTGTTACATTACTTATACCATCATAAAAACATGCTCCTCCACCTCCACCTAAATCACCACCGTTACCACCGTAGACTGAACCGTAGTTAAAGTTACCTCCAGTACAATCAACTGTGCTAAACTTAGCAACTGGGTTTTGGTTATCTGATATATCATATACTTTCCATGCAATACCAGCTGGATTATCAACCCAAGCATTATTTGCTACGCTAGTATTCTCAATAGTCCATGATATAACATGTCTTCCTTCTGCTAATGTACCAAGTGAATGAACAGTTGATGGTGTACTTGTAGAAGTAGCAGAAAAGTTGGTACTTAATAATTGAGTACCACTTGGGTCAGTCCATGTTAATGTTCCTGTATTATCAGCAGCAACCTCTATCTGAGCAGGATACCCCAAACCAGATCCAATGTCAAGTATTTGTCCACCAGTCTGTGCATTACCAAGATAAGGATCAACATCAGCAGAAGGATTTCCTGGTACTGTAGGATATATTGCATGTTGTTGCATGAATGTAGTCCAGTTAGTATATACACCACCTCCAGTACCACCAGAATTATTTACAGTAACTCTAACCCAGTTCTCTGTTTTTATTGGTGCAGATTTAAAGTTAGCATTTGAATTAGTACCAGCACCTTGTGATGTATGATTATCAGTTGATCCAGCAGTACCACCATTCATTGCTGCATTAGGAGTTGCTTGTGTTCCACCACCTGTTCCATCAGCTCCCTTACCTTGAAGACCTACACCACCTCCACCAGCACCATGACCAACCAAACCAGAATCACAACCAGCACCACCACCTCCAGATAGAGTTGGTGCATCTCCTCCATTAGGAGTGGATCCACCATTTCCAGCATATCCAGCGGCTCCACCACCACCGCCATAAGATGTGGAAGGACCACCATTACCACCACCGTCTCCAGAGTATATACCTCCCTGACTGGAGTCATTAGAGTTTGAATCATTACCTGATCCAGCACCATAACCACATACTGTAGCACGATTAATAAAATAACTATCTCCACCTGGATGATGTCCTGAGGCATTATCTGCACCTCCAGTACCACCAGTACCAACGACTATAGGGTACGAGGATCCTGGTGTTACTGAAATTGAGTTTTTATACCCTAGGCCACCGCCACCACCTCCTTTTGTACCACCAGCACCGCCGCCACCACCACCAACACATACTACATCTACTTCAGTCACACCAGTAGGACATATCCAACTATGAGATCCAGGTGTAACAAACTCTGACTGACCTATTGCTTCTTGCTGATTACCACCACTCTGTTCATGTGCATATGTTGGTGATAAATCATATGAATACATTGCACCTTCAGCTTCAGTCCTACCTCTTGTTGGTCTAAACTCGCATATGTAATGAGTATGCTCTGCTGAATATCCCATTTCTTCAGGAGCCCATGCTACAATCTGACCTGCACCAGTATCATAGTTTGTAGTATTATCTCCTGTTGCTGCTGTTCCAGCATCCATAGACTGTCTCTCGTCTCTCTCACTACACAGAACCAAATGAGTATGTGGTGGTGGACCATTTAATGCTTTTGGTTCTAAAGGACCAATCTTAACAGTAGCAGTACCAGTCAATTGACCACTAACAAATCCAACTACATTACTATACCCTGAAATTCTTACACTACCAAAACTATACTCATTTAACTGTCTTGCTCTGGATATATACCACTCACCTCCCACATCTCCTACTTCCATAGAAGAATCATCAGGAGTCAAACTACCAGGTCCATTTACTCCACCAGGTCCATTAATCCTTTTCATCCTAAGGTCTGGTAACTTAAATGTACCAGTTAATGTACCACCATAGTTTCTCAGATCAACTGTGTTAGGATCTGTTCCACCATACTTATTACCTATTGCCTCATATAATAGAGGGAAGTCTGATATATTTAAGTTTGCACCATCACAATATAAGTATCCAGGATGATTATATGAACAGTTAGATGATACAGTAGAACCTGCATTCTTACTGTAATGATCAACATAAACAGCTATAATAGATCCTATAGGAGCACCAGAGTCGTAAATCTGATCCGAATAGTGATTGTGGTATGAGTGTTGAAGTCTAGGCATCAGTACTTAATTAGGTATTCTAATACAACGTATGGTGATACAACATCATCAAATTTAGAGACAGTACTAGTTCTTATAGTAACATTTGCCTCTAATCCATCTGGTCTAACAGTAGTCACATCAGTCTGTGCTTGATAGGATGTTTCACCAACTTCTCTACTTAATCTATGACTATGAGCAGTAAAATCTGTAGTATCTGATCCTGGTGGTGCTTCAGACATAACCTCCATGTTTCTAGCAGCAGGATATGCTAATGTAGTATCATCAACACGAGTATCATATGGTCTACCCCAACCAATATTAATTGGTACTTCAGCAGGCCATGAAGCAGCAGTCTTAGACTGTACAGTTAAGTTAGTTGGCCATAATGATTGGTAATTGAGACCAGTATCTGTAGTGGTAGCACCTTGAGAACTGTTTCCAGATCCTTGAGCCCACCCCATGAAATATCTCTTCCAATTACCACAGTTTACATTACAATTACCTTCACCACTTGGTGGTCCTTTGTACTCATAATATTCTCTTGCTCTTGCTTGACAGTCACTATTGCTAACATCAATAGGTGCATCAGCAACAGCCATATATGATGGTTGAGATCTATCTGGGTGAGCAGGGTCATCCTTAACAGCAACTCTATATGTATTACTAAAATGACAATGTGATCCAATAGCACTTGCAGAGACACTTTCAGTCTCTGATGTAGTTGGTATAGTCCAACCTACGTTACCATTAAGAGCAAATGTTTGTTGTGGTACAGTAAATACTCCATTAAAACCAATGGTAGCAGTATTACCTACATTAGATGTAATCTCAACACCAACACCTGCTTTAATTACTGTATTTGTATTCTCTCCACTACCAACAGTCTTCTCTATATTTCTATACTGTCCTACGTTAGCAGATGTTGCTGCTTCAATATGCTTTGAACCTAAATCTGGTACTTGGAACTGTGTATCTAATAGAGTCTGTGCTGTCTTCTTGTATATACATGCAGAACCAGTACCTAGAATATCTGCTAATTGTGGATATAATGCAGCACTATAAACTGAACCATCACATCTTAAATATCCTGCTGGTAAATTAGCTACATTCTGTGATGCGTCAGGATCATTATCCATCACCCTAACTGACCAATTAATTATAGTACCAGGTGCATTTCCTAACTTGGATTTTTCTTTTTGATAAAACTTCATTAGAATGCCCTGATGATGTATAACATACTTAACGATGGAGTCTTTACATCTACATTGATATTTAGTGCAGATGGTAAGTTTTGTGGTGCTATAGTTGTAGGTGATCCAGATGCAGTACTATCAACTTGAATATCATTTACAGGTACAATAGTTGGTGGTCTTAAATAACCAGCATTCATTGTAACTTCAAATGTATAATGAGTATGTGAATTTATATCTGGATGCTTCTCTGCTCTATGGTTTAGGGCAACAGGGAATGTCTTAGATGTTTGAGGAGATCCAGGTGTGAATAGATTAGTTGCAATATCATCTGCCTGACCTTCATAACCATACCAGTTCTTATAACTGGTTAAATTACCAGTAGAAGACATTTTAGGGTTAGTGAAACATTGAGCAGCATTCTGATTGTTAAATGTACCACCAATAGGTCTAGGTATAGGTCCAGACCACACTGGTTGAGGAGCACCATACTTTGCATTGGTTGCATCATATGCAGTACCAACAGAGTTAACAGCACTCAATCTGGGTATAGATGTATCAACTAACGTAACACCAGATTGGAATCTAGTTACCAATCCAAAACCACCTGGTTGAGATGCATCATCATTAAAATAATCAATATCACCACCTTCTCCAGTTGAAATTACTTTCTCTTTCTGATTATTTTCACAACACTGTTGAGCACCAGGACATTGAAATGCCTCAACTTGTCCACCATCATCAATAGCAGATGAATAACCAGGCTGTAATGCAGATGGATTAGCATGTCTATGTGCTGGCATATGATCCTTACTTAACTTTCTAGGTATTGTGTAGAATGTTTTGAAGTAAGAAGGTGGGTTAACACTGAAACTTCTTATCTGACCTGCTAGGTTACTTGAATCAGTAACATTAAAATTAATATCTGCAACAGCATTAGCAGATGTTGGTGGAGTAACACCACTACCATCACCATCAATCAACTGAACATTACCAACACCTTGTGGTGTAAGAACAGCAGCAACAGATGGTAATGTCCATGCTATCTTAAGTTTAAGATCATCTTGACCTGATGGTAACGATGTTTTATTAATAGTTATTTCATCATTGATGTTAAAACTCTGACCAGCACTTACAATCTTAGTAATACCTGCTCTACCTGTTACATCAACGTCAACAGTAATATCCAAACCTGATCCACCACCAGCACTGGTCAATCCTGAGAAATTATATGATGCTGGAGTTCTAAGAGGATCAATTTCACCAGAAATAATAGTTATACCACCAACAGCACCATTAGGATAATTCTGACCCATTTGTAATGCTGTCTCGCTAACATATGCTTGTTCATAGTCAGTTAGAACCCTACCATTTAACTGTGGTAGTTGAAATGTATCTGTATCTGGGACATACGTATCATATTGCCTATTATTAAGGTTACCACCATATGTGTTACCTAAAATAGATGCTAGAACAGGATATTCTGAAGCATTCAGTACCTGTCCGTTACACTGAGTCCATCCTTCAGGTATAGTAGAACTATCACCAGTCCAAGGGACAATAGTCCCTATACTGGCTCCACGCATCTTCTTATTTGTTTCGTAGTAACTACTCATGACTTATATCTCCACGAGCCACCATCCCCTGTATGTAGACGGTATTGTGTTACCTGCTCCATCTGTTGTTCCTGCATAGACTAACCCAAATCCTGCGTTACGTGTTTGTACAATCAGTTCACCTCCTCCATAAGGACCACCTGCACCGTTTCCGTTAGCAATTGATGTTCCTGTTGCATCACCCTGTATACCAACTCCAGCAGGAGCACGTACAACCAGAGATGCACTATATGTTAATGCCCCTGTTACTTCAATAAATCTAATCATATCACCTGTCTCTGCTTCAGTAGGTAGTGTGAATACACTGGTAGCAGTGATAGCGATCATGTAGTTTCTACCTGTTACACAAGTAGCATCAGAACTTAAGAACTCCCACTTGAGTCCACCATTCTTACCCCAGAACCTATCTTGTCCGAATGCGTTAATAGCAGCATCCTGACGTACTTGGAACTTACGGTTAGAACTTACACCAATATTAGTTATATTAAGTGCATAATCTGTTGTAGATGGTGTAGCGGTGTCGTGGCTAACAATGTTAACATGACCACCATTGACTGTTAAGTCACCATCACCAAGTGCTGCACCAGCAGTTCCAGGAGCAAGACCGATTCTTGTATCACCAGTCTGTGCATCTACATGGAATCTACCCTCATCATTGGTTGGGAACTGTACACCAGTTGTTCCACTGAAGATAGTGAAGTCATCATCTATTTGTAGATGACCAGATGCTTCAACATCACCTGTAACTGAATTAACATAGAATGCAGACTTAGCATCATCATTGGATCCAGCATTACCATCGTTCTGAACTCTGAGGTTACCTGCTAACCATGTCTGACCATCTTTATTGATGATTGCCTTAGGTAGAGACTCAGTACCATTACCAACAACTGTAAACTTACCATCACTATCAATGGTTAGTCTTGTAGCAGGTATAGGTTGACCATTAAGAATTCTAAACTGATTGTCTGTTGAATTTGTATCAGAATCACTGGTGAGATTAATATCATACTTCTGTGTGCTAAGGATAGTAGAACTAACTCCACCATATACAGAGTCAATTACGAAACGATCTTGGTTAGCACCATTGTGTACTCTAAACTTCTCAGCATTAGTATCATTAACTGCTGTAATCTGTACAAATTCACCAGATGGGCATGTAGGAGATGCACTCAATCTTAGGTAATCATTAATTGAGAACTGACCACCAAACTCAGCAAGTGATAGTAATGTACTGCTAAAGTTAAGTACAGAACCAGTTGGATTACCACTAAGTGCAATTGCAGTACCCTCAGGATCAAGTGATAACTGGAATCTAGTTACATTATTACCAGTATCATTAACAGCATTAACAACGAAGTATGTTACTGGTGCTAGTGATACACCTACGATACTTCCAGCATTAGAGAACTGTACTGCATCACCAGTTGCTAGTTCATTAATAGGAACTTCAAGTGTATCAGTTATATCATTAACAGAACTAATTGCTGGAGTTGTTGAGTTGATAGGTACTCTACCTGTTAGGTAAGTAGCACCACCAGACTTAGCAAGTTTCCAGATAACTTCATTATCTGCATGTGCTGCAACAGTTGTACAATCTACACCCCTATTAACAGTAACTAACCTAGTGTTAATGTCTGGACCTGGGGAAACAACCTCAACTAATTCTGTTCCTATGATAAGAATATCACCTATCTCAATACCTTCAACGTTATTGACTGGTAGTTGAGTGTATGCTGCATCAGCAGAGTTACCTGTCCAATCTGTTGTACCAGAACCAGTATCAACTGTATGGTTCTGTAGTGTTATACCTGTTGATGTACCAGGTGTACCAGAAATAACAATCGCATTTGCAGAAGCTTCAGTGGTTGAAACTCTAAATGTTCCAGCAGCTTTATTGCTATCAACAACATAGTAAGTAGTTGTTGTATCAACATTATTAGAAAGACCACTAGTATCACTGAATCTAACTTGGTTACCATCTAAGAAGTAGTTGTCTGGAACACTTAATGTACCATCAGCAGCATTAACACTGGTGATAATTTGAGCACCATCAATATCATTGATATATTGATAGAAGTCAACGTTAAGGTTGCTAAGACTACCTGCACTATGTGCTACAGCAGAAGTAAGTAGTCTCGCCCTATTAACTGTAACAGTACCACTGTTAGATCCACCATGCATAGTGATATCACCATACAGGTCTGCATCACCGTTAACTTTCAGAGAGTTTCTAATCTCTGTAGTACCAGCAACACCACCAATTACAAATTGTGATGCTCTAGTTGCAAAATTAACAATAGAACCAGCACCAGCTCTGGTGAATAGGTTAATAGTAGAAGCATTAGACTGTAGATCTCCACCATTGACCTCTAGGTCACCATCAAGAATGGTCTGAGCATTCCTAACTGTTAGTGTGGAGTTAGCAGTGTTACTAAATGCACCACCAATTGTTATTACTGATCTATTTGTAGTAGTATCAGCAACTGTACCAATATTAATGGTTGAATCAGTTGTGCTTGTGTGTATGCGTAGAGCAGCTGCCTGTGTTACATTAGTACCAATCTCAATTTGTTGAGCATTAGCAGTAGTGTTAAACAAGAATGCATTCTCTACATCACCACCAACATTAAGTGTTGTAGCATTAGAATTAAGAAGACTGAATGTTGTTGCATTGGTTGTGATGTCTCCACCATCAACATTAAGATCACCATCAATATCTGCATTAGCACTAGCACCTAATAGTCTAAGTGTTCCCTTAACAGTTAAGGTATCACCTAACTCAGATCTGCTTGTGTTAATACCAACTCTTGTCTCTTGTGTAGAAACTCTAAGTGTAGCATTGCTTGATGGACTATCAGATGCACCACCAACTAAGAATGCTTCATGAAGATTAGTCTCTGTCTTAGAGATAGTTGGATCGGATAGATAAGAACCAATTGTCTTACCACTAATAAATGCGTTACCAACAACATCTAAGTTTGCTCTTGGTACTTGCTGATCGTAACTAGTACCCGAAGCAATGTATGATAAGAAGGCATGTTCATGTGCATCGTGTGTTGTACGTGCAACTGTGTTAATACCAACCTTATACTGACCAATTGCTTCAGTATCAGTTCTAATTGCTTCAGCACCAATAACTCCTGTCTCCTTCCAATTCTCATCAGAACGCTCAAGAGTTGCAGTTGGTTCTGAACTTGGAGTCCAGTTATATGTTGCAGTTGTAATAGTATTAGCAACTACAAACTCAATATATCCATTATCAGCACCACTTTGATCTGCCTTAGTAACTACCCACTTACCATTGATCTGTGGATTACTAAATCCTTGAATACGGATTGTCTTACCGACAACCATATTAATACCAGCAGAAGCATTTGTTAGAACACCAGACCAGTTAATCTTAACTGTTGATGTACCATTAGTTGTAGCATCTAGGATACTAGTCTCAGGTATATTAGTATAGTAGTTTGCATAGATCCATCCAAGTGAACCACTCTTCTCGATTGACTTACCCTTGTACAGAATATCACCTGCTTGTGGGTTAGCATCAACATCAGAAGAAACATAGTATTTAACTACCTGATTAGCACTAAATGTTGATGATTGATCAGGTGTTCTGTTACTTGGAAGATTCTCAGTATAAGAGAAGTTTGAACGTATACTATATTCTTGTCCTGGGAATATAGTTGTACCACGACCTTTTATGTGATAAATTGCCGAGGAAATTTTATTCCTACTTATGTAAATATCACCCTTATTTCTATCAGCCCAACTTCCACGTGTAAGTGTTATATCTTCTGCACCACCATCAGTTCTTGGATTAGAAAGGATAGTAAGAGCAGGTGATTCAGTTGGTGGTTGAGTACTGATAATTACTCTATTATTAAAGTAACTAACACCCTCAACAGTAATCTTATCTTTAAATGTAACAGGAGTATCAAATGATGTTACAAGTGTAGTGATAGTATCAGTATCATCTGTTGATGAAACTAATTGTGCTTTCTCTAGGAATGTTTCTTCACCAGTGATAGCATCAATCTTACGGTTACCAATGTATAGGTCACCATTAGAGTTTAGACCTGTGTAGAATACAATACCACCATCTTCTCTCTTAGCCTGTGCATAGTAATCTTGGAATTCAGATAGTATAACTTCTTGACGTACAGGAAGACCAGTTGAATAGTTACCTGGTCCGAAACCTAGGTATTCAAATGTGTGGTTACCAGATCTAGCAATAGATGGTCGTCTTAATTCAATATAGACCTTCTGATCGTGTATAGATGTAGCATCACCAGCAATAGCAATCTTTCTTTGTTCTGAACCAGAGGTAGCATTACCATTCTGTGCCTTAAGAGCATTAGTACCTGTATAATTAAAGTCCTTGAAGTATCCAGTCTCAGTAAGATCTGTGACTGATTCCTTAGTCATAGAACGCTTCGCATCATTAACCCAGACAAGACCATGTGTATAGTTGTCTGCGAAACTGCTGGAAGCAGGTGGATCAGTAACTAGAGTATCCTTAGTACCATCATTATCAACTACCTGATACCATGTTGGATCATTCTTATAGTCGATTGGATATAGTGAGGAAATAGGTTGAGAGAACTTAAAGTTCTGGAAGTTATTACCAACACCAGCACCACGAGGTAGAGGTGATACATTACCACGTACAGCAGTTAGATAGTAAATACCATCTTGCTGATCAGCAACACGATCCTGAATTGTTTCACTATCAAAGATATAGAATGTATCTTCAATCTCAGGAATATCTTCTACTGCTACAACTCTATAACTATTACCAATAGAGTCATTCATTGTGTCGCCAGGTGTTAATGTAAAGAGGTTAGCACCACCTACAACATAAAGGTTGTTAGTCTTACTGTCCCTACCATTGTTAACATCTGCCTGTTGATCAGCATACACAGCACCCTGTTGGAATCGTGTATTTGTTAATACATCATAAGTTGGTCTAGCACTTACATCTTTAAGGATGATATAATGCTTGGTTCCTACTGCAAAGTAAGCATGGATATATCCAAATCCACTACTACCACCAGTCCACTGTACTATATTACTAGGTGTGGAACTAGTCTTACTTGTAGAGAATGATCCTGCTTGTGGTGATGAGACCTCAACAGTATGGAATACTGTATTCTTGAGTGATGGTGCGTTAGTATCATCAACTCTATGATCAAATGCTGTTACCTGTAGTAATTGTTGTGAACCAACAGTTACCTCCCTAGCAGATCTAATACTGAATCTCAAGAAGTTATCAGTATTAACCACACAAGGATTATTATCTGGATCGTAGATATACTTCTCTTGAATAGTACCAGCCTGCACTGCTGCATCAAATGCAACCTTAGTCATACCTAGAACTTCAGCAGCATTCTGTGTCTGTGGGTTACGGAACTCTGCCTTAGTAGGTGAACCACCAACAGGTTCTAAAGTAATATTCTGTGGTAGAAGGTTACGCTTATCATCTGTACGAACCTTCATTACAAATCCGTTGTTTGGCTTCCTTATAGAACCAGGATATGTGCTTGGTTGTACATAACGTAGACGATAGATACGATCATTTGCCTTACGCTCATCCTTCAGACGAGTGTAGTAGGAGTCTGTAGTCTGTGTCTGACCTGAAGAAGAATCATAGTCTGTCTGTAGTAATCTACCAACAATATTATCATCATTAGTAGACTCATCCTTAAGATTCAAGTACCACAATCCATCAGGTATTGCAGGTTGTCTTGAAGCACTGGTATCAACAAAGGTTGGGTCAAACCTCATTGGTGATGTACGCTTGTTAGCGAAGACATACCAGAATTGTGTTGGGTTGTTATCTAACTGTACTTCAGGTGATCCAACGATTGCATTCTGTGCAGTTGCAAAGATCTTAAATGTATCTTCAGACTCATAACGTACATAATATTCTACTGTCGAAGATACCTGTGATCCACCACCACCAGCAATAGTAGGTAGTGTACCAACATTACCGTCTGATCCAGCAGTTCTAAAGAATACTTTCTGAATTTCATTAGCATTGAAAGCACTGCTTGGTTTGTCGAAGATGTGTGCAACATCTGTCTTAAGTATAGTACCACTTGTACCATTGAAAGTACAACGATACTCATGTAGATCATAAGTACTATCAAGAACATACTGTTCGATTATAATCTCTACATCATCAGCAAGTGATTCTGTTTCAGATGAATAGATGTAGATACCAGCAGCAGCATTCTCCTTAGTATTAGCAAGCATTAACTTGGTCTGATCTCTACCATCAAAGATGCCGTTATAAACATTAGCATCATTATAATTAAATGGTTGAGTGTTACGACCTGGAGCAATTACATAGTAAGTTCTGTTAGGTTGGAAACCTTGTGGTAGACGAACATCTCTCTCATCTAAATCAACAGCACCTGCCTTAGCACGAGCAACAAGTCTTACTGGTGTTCCAGTCTCAAACTTATGAGGGTTAGTACCACCTGCATCAACAGTGAATAGAGTACCACGTTGAGCAAACTGATCAGAAGATACTGATGGGTTAGCACGTGTAACTACATTCTGTGATGGAGATGTCTTAGTTGTAGCAGCAAACTGTCCAGCATTGGTTGAATATCCAGTAACTGAATTTGCACCAGCAGTCACAAATGTATGTGGATAGTCACCACCTGTCTTAATCGCAAATGACTTAGCACTATCAAATACATGAGTGTAGTCACCACCAGACTTAACAGCACCAGTAGTTGCAGATACAAATGTGTGAACATAGTCACCACCAGTGTTAACAACAGCTCTCTTGATACTATTAGCAACACCACTTACAAATGTATGTGCAGTTGTATTGGTAGAAGGGATAACATCTAATACTTGTACATCAAATGTATCTGTAGTAACACCAGATATCTTTAACCATGCTCCACTAGCAGGGTCAGTAGCACGAGGATATGCATGGTCAGTAGCATTACTATCCTCAGTACAATTGAAGGTTAATGCACCATCAGCAATCTTAACATGGTCATCATTCTTCATTCCATGACCTGCTGCTGTAACAGTCATAACACCTGTAGTAGGGTTATAAGCAGCGTTAGTAGGTGTTAAATCAGTTGCAGGTACAAATGTGTGGGTAGTTGTGTTTGTGGACGGTGCAGATGATAGTACGTTTATTGTTACAACACCTGTCTGTCTGGTAACTCCACTAGCAGAAGCAGCAGTAAATGTATGTGCTGTAATATTAGTAGAGGGTTGAGCAGGAAGAACCTGAACATCAAATGTATCTGTCTGAACATTAGAAATCTCTAACCATGTTCCAGAAGCATAATCAGTTGCTCTTGGATAGGTATGAGTAGTATTATGATTATCCTTAGCACATGTAAATGTAAGGGAGTTATCAGCAATCTTAATTCTATTACCATTAGCAAAGTTATGACCTGGAATAGTCAAGGTCATAATACCTGTTACTGGATCGTATACAGCAGTAGTTACTGTATGAGATGAAGTTCCAACAGCAGTAATAGGTGTAGAAGTATTTGCTATAGGGTCAGAAGCACGAGGATACTTATGCTGAGTACCATTATTATCCTCAAGACATGTAAAGATCAATGACTCTTCAGCAAGTCTAATACCATCACCAATATCAAGTGTATGATCACCTATGGTGAGTTCCATATCACCTGTTGTTGGGTTGTATACAGCAGCAGAAACATCAAAACCAACTATAGGTGACTGACCTACGTTAACAGTGATAGTATTAGCATCGGCTGCCTTAATAGGAATAGCTCTGTTGTAATATGGGTCACTGGTACGTGGATATGTCTTAGTTGCTGTATTACCATCCATTGTACATGTGAAGGACAATGAGTTAGCAGCAATCTGGATTGATTCACCCTTCTTAGTAATACTATTAGAAGTAGCACTTACAAATGTGTGTGCGGTTGTATTAGTGGATGGTGCTTGTGCTAATACTTGAACATCAAATGTATCATTAGTGACGTTAGATATCTCAATGAACTTACTGCTAACAGGATCACTAGCACGTGGATACTTATGCTGTGTAGCATTACTATCTTGAGCACAAGTAAAGGTAAATGCTTCTGCATCAATCTTAACTCTATCACCCTCTAGGAATCCATGACTAGCAGAAGTGATAGTCATCACACCTGTAGTAGGATTATAATCAGCACCAGTAGGTGTCTTCTTAGACTCAGCTGCAAGACTATGAGTACCAATAGTCAACTGCATATCACCTGTTAATGCATTATAGGTAGCAGCAGTTACGTCATGACTAACGATTGGTGATTGACCTATGTTAACAGTTATAGTACCTGTCTGTTTCTTAAGACCATTAGCAGCAGCAGTTACATATGTGTGAGCAGATGTATCAGGAGATTGACCAATATTAATTGTAAACTGATCATCATTTGGTTTAGCAATAATCTCTAACCACTCACCAGATGCATCATCTGTAGGTCTTGGATAGTTATGCTGAGTAGCATTGTTATCCTTAGCACATGTAAAGGTTAATGAGTTATCAACTAACTGTACTCTATCACCAACAAAGATAATACCATTAGTACCAGCAGAATCAAATGTATGTGCTGATATATTAGAAGAGGTTCCTACATTAACTGTGAATGTATTTTGATCCTTTGCTGTAATAACTAGAGAAGCACCTGAAGCAGGGTCTGTAGGTCTAGGATAAGAGTGTGTAGTAGCATCAGAATCCTTAGCACATGTAAATGTGAGTGAATTATCTGCAATAATTACACTATCACCAACCAAGAATCCATGACTGTTACTGGTAATAACCATCTCACCAGTAGTAGGATCATAAACTGCATTACTTGCAGTCTTAGTAGTACGTGCTTTAAATCCATGACTAGCAAGTGATAGTGTAAGTTCACCTGTTGTTGGATTGTAATCTGCACCAGTGATTGTATGTTCAGTTGAACCAACAGATGCAACCTCAACAGAAGTATTGAAGAAAGGATCTGAAGGTCGTGGGTAACTATGGACTGAACCATAGTGATCCATATCACACTTAAAGTTAAGTGAGTTATTATCAATCTTTAAGTTAGTACCACTATTAAGTGTGTGATTACCAAGTGCTAGTTCTAGAACACCAGATGAAGCAGTGTAAGTAGCATCAGCAACATTATATCCAACAATAGGAGTTGCACCAACATTAACTTTAACTGTATCTGTTGTGAGATCAGTAATACTTAATAGACTATTCTTATATGCTGGATCTCCTACACGTGGATAATCATGGTTAGTAGCATTAGCATCCATACCACAGGTAAATCTCAATGCACCTGTAGCAATAGAAATCTTATTAGCAGCATTCAAACCATGATTACTCATAGTAAGAGTTAAATCACCAGTTGCAGGGTTATATGCTGCATTAGAAGGTGTAAAGGTTCCTAACTGTTGTTGCTGACTACCAGCAGTATCAATACCATACTCAACCAACTGGAAGAGAGATTCAACAGATGATACAACATCAGCACAATATACTCCACTAACAGGGTTTGGATCTGTAGTAATACTACCATCAGATACCTGAGTATAAGATGTATTAACACCAGCCCTTGGTGTGTATGTTACGTTCTGAACTACATCCTTAGCAATTGCCTTTGCAATTCTAAATGCATAGATAGACTCTTCCTCTTCTCCATCAAGGTGAGCACCTGTAACATATAGATTAGCAGCATCCCAAACCTTATTGTTTGCACCAAACTTGACGTTATATGCAACTGCCTCAACAATATCTACAATATCATCAAAACAATTTACATCGCCACCAGGAACAATATGTGAAGGATATTCAATCTTCATATCCTTAACTGCTACATCAGCAATGTAGTTCTTGTTAGCAATTAATAGATCATATGCATCAGCAAAACGATCACCAACTGGGTTAATACCTTGGTTGATAATTGTCTTGATGTTATCGAAGTAAGTAACAACAGCAGCAGAAGTTGTAGCACACTCTGGATATACTGTATCAGTTGTGATAGTAGTATCTACAGTACCTGTTTCAGAAGACCAGATACCCTTACGATCACCATTCTGATCCTCTAATTTGAATACTAACTTAGCACTAGCATTAGTACCCGTTGCATTTCTAGTAGTACCCGTTGATAGATAACTTCTCTGACCAGCAACTACAGCACCAAGTTCAACTGTTGTAGCATTAACAATATTCCTGATATATGTGTCTGTGGGAATGTTTGTTGTAGTAAGTGATGATGGATCAACAGTAGTATTATTAGCATTAACTGTTGTATACTCCTCCACCTTCATACCAATAGCAAGACCAACAGTAGAAGGAACTGTAACTAGGGCAGAACCATTAGATACAGAACAACCTACTTGTAGGTAATCCCAATTACGGAATGAAGCAATAGCAAGATCACGAGCATACTCATAACCTTCTAGTGTCTCAAACTTCTCACCATCAATATAATTTAATTCTCCAGCACTAAAGTATGCTTCAGCAGCCTGAATAGTATTGATGTTACCACCTAGACGTAAGTCAGATATAACAGCATCAAGAATCAATCCAATATCTCTCTGACACTTGGTGATGATAATATTCTTTTGTAGAAGAGCAGGGTACTTAGTAGTAATATACCCATATGCTTCCTCTGCTATAAGATCTTTATTTGCCTCTATTAAGTTAGCAGCATCCTGATTCTTATTATCTACAACTACTGTAGTAGGGTTGAGAATCTGTAATGATGTTGGGAATGTAGTAAAACCAGATGGTTCTAATGTCGCATTAAAGATAGCATTGGTTGGAGTTGTCTTACCTGTTCCAGTACCATAAGGATCCAACTCAACAAAAATCTTCTCCTTACTCTTAGCACCAATTCTAAACCCATTAAGAGTAGCAGCAGGACGTTGCTTAGGATCTGTAACACCAGTACCAGCATAATACAACTTAGTAGGTGAAGCAGAATTCCTAGATGCTTGTACATCCCATGTATAGTAGTTTACTTGCTCTTCATTAGCAGCAGACTCATTTAATTTCTTAGGTGGAATAATTGCATCAATGTAACCACCCTTGTCTTGTGCGAATGAATATCCTTTAAATCCTTTTGCGTGTAGTGATGTATTACCGAAGTTACTGTTAGAGTTGGTGATACTCATATCACCACCACTTTCCATTAGGAAGTGATCAGCAAAACCAACAGCGAAGATACTAACACACTGAATGAATGAATCATTAATTGCCTTGATGTGGCAGTTTCTCCAGTCATCCTTCCAGTATGCATCACCCTTGGTGTGATAAGGGACTGTTGCAAATGCATCGGAAAGAGATGCTTGGTTCCAAGTGTTTGTAAACTTGTCGTATCTAATGAATGCTCTATCATCTTTCTGTAGAGATACACCAGTATACTGAGCACAGACCATAGACTTGAAGCCTGAAGCCTTGCTACCATCTGCTAATAGACCACATATACCCCATGTAGACCTGATAGACAGGTTAAACATGTATGGTGAAGCAGATTCTACTGAGTCAACCTCTGCCTGTACATAAGCATTAGCAGAGAGACCATTTCCTGTACCATATGTCTGATTATTCTGTAGACCTAGAGATGCTACAGTACCAGGCAATTCAAAACTAAATTTCCTACGGTTAGAAGAATCAATAGCAGATACACTAAATGTACCATTCAATGCATCATCTAAACCATTACTCTGTACAGCAAAGAACTGATCTTTAATATAACCATGAGCAACCTTTGTAGTCACATTAACAGTAACATTACCAACAGGAGATGAATCAACAACCTGAATGCTCTCAATAGATCTTAAGTCAGATAGAGGACCAACAATACGGTTCTCACTAACATTCTGACCAAACTCATTAACATCATCTATAGTAGGTTGATACTGAGCAAATGCATCTGCTATCTTAGAGTAATAAAGTTCAAGTTCTGTCTTCTCAGCATATTGGAATACAGTAATCTTGTGGTGTGAATACTCAGGTATAGCAAGGTTAGCATTATCATTTTTACGATAATAGACCTTACCTACAGCATTATTGTTATCATATAAAGGAGACTTACTTGTAATATCTCCATCTTTAATAGTGAACTGCCAAATGTAAGCACCGCCTGTTACATTGAAGATGGAAGTTCTAGCTTGTTCTTTATCAGCAGGATCAGGCACATATAAAGGACGTATATGTGTTCTACGAAGATCGTAACCAATTAAAGAGCAACCACGAGGAACGACACAACCGCCATCTGTGCCGTTAAACTTATAAAGGACATTATCTGGATTGGACAAATCCAAGACACTAGAATCAGTCCATGTTGATGTAGACTGATCAAAACCAAAAACAGGAGTACCAGAGGTTGTTGCTAAACCAGGTCTGTTATCAATATAATGGTCACCAGGCATCAGCATGATGGTGAACTCATCAAATCTATCGTTGTCTATACCTGGAAGGTAAGAATATCTCGAAACTTCAATAAAAGCTCTCTGAATCGTCTTGAATGGACGGGTCGGAGAATTACCTCTATTGTCTAGTTCGTCACTTGCGTTGAAGTCGTCTGGTGAGACGTACAAATATCTTCCAGATTTACTGGAAATTAAGTTATCTAATCTGGTTAGCGGCATGATTAAATATTGCTCTGCTGATTATGGTTGTCCTTGGGTTATTTATCAGAGTTAGTTCCTGCCTTTTCCGTTGCACGTAGTTTTTCTAATGCTTCTACAACTTCAGGAGTTTCTTCCCATTCCCAAGTCTCTTCACGACCTTTCTTATCAATTTTGGTGAATGATTTTTTCATAGTATATGTACCCTATAGTATTTATTGTGGAATAAAGTAATTTAAGTTTATAACAGATTTGAATCTGGTATCAGTTTGACTTACACCTCTATGTTTTATGGAACTTGGAAATGTAACAATCCTGTTAGCAACAGCATTAACAGTAGATTCATCTTCAAATTCAGTATACCCATTACAGGTATTTAAGTAGAAAATTGATGTAGTCATTGTTTTACATGGTGTATCAGGTGCTACTCCCTCTGTTTTAATAGCATAGTCCCAATGAAACTCGCTTTTGAACTGTTCCTTCTTTAGTGGTTCTAAGTTTGCTTTGATCTTATAAACGGCAAGAAACTCTAATCTACTTAATATAGGTATAAGTCTATCAAAATACGGAGATTGTTTGTATATCAAACCACCATAATGAGATTCCATCCTAAAGAAAGGGTGTGTAAACTGATAATTATCTAACTTATCCCATTCTTTTCCATTTACTTTATGCTCATTATAATACCAAGGAAGATCACCAAAGAGCATAAACTCCCTTAAATCACTAAACTCTTTCTTTGAAAGAAAATCATCTGTAAGTTCAATCATAATGAATTTAAGACCTTTTTCTGTGATACCCAGTTAATTGTACTCCTTTTTTGCTCTAAGAACTCATGCTGTCTCCTTGCTAAATCCCAGACACCACGAGGATCAGATTGAGAACGTAAAAATTCCTCTAAAGATTTCTTCTTAAACAACTTCAATCCCCTAGAAACCTGAATATAATTATCTAAACCCCATTGTGACCTCTTTCTACTTGATACAGGACCACTACCAAATGCAGTTCCATCAAGGAATTCTTCTCTACACTTCTCTATAACTTGTTGACACCACTCAGTCCTATGTTCCTTCATATACCTCCAGAACTCAGAATCCTCCCTGTCTGTAACATAGTGATATGCAATAAACTCACATGTATCTGTCCATAGGTCGTAATTCGTAGCATTATAATTCTTCCTTGATAACTCTAAATTTTTAAATGTGGTGTTGTAAGAGTTAAAATCATATACCTGTTTAATAATACCATGAATGGATGTTGCTTCTAATGGTTCTGCAAATCCACTAGCAAGACCGATTGCTAAACAATTACCAATCCAATTCTCCTTATAATATCCTGGTTTATAATGGATAATTCTATCAGTATTCAAACCTACACCAAATTCATTCTGCAACCAAGCATCATACTTCTCTCTTGCTTCTTCATCAGAAGTGAATTTATCAGAATATATGAATCCAGTACCCCACCTATTTCCAATAGGAATCTTCCATATCCATCCAACATCAGTTGCTTCACATACCGTGTATGCTGGAACCTCTTTAAATTCATATGGAACCTGTTGTGGTATTGCTCTATTTAAAGGTAAATACCATGAAGTATCAACCCACTCTGGATTCAAATGCTTAAACAATACAGTATTAAACCCTGAAGCATCAACATAGAAATCCCCTTCAATTCTTCCTCTATCTCTTAATTCAACACCATTAATAATATTACCATCTGAATCTACATTTACTACAACATCATCAATAAATTCTACATCATCTTGCAATCGTTTAAAGAGAAAATCTGAGAAATTCTTGGTATCAATGTGTAATGCATGATTATACTTCTTAAAATCTGGATCAGGTACATTAGTGGTATTCTTATTATATAAGACTCCACCATTATACTTACCTTGGAGCATAGAATATAAGGTACTAGACTGAGTATGTTCTGCTTCATCAAGACCGCCTATCTCGGCAAATCCATGAAAATAACTATGATTAGGAATCCAATTCTTAAAGTCAATACCCAACTTCACACTACCACCACATTCTTTAAGAATCTCTGCACTACTAGTACCCGTTAAATTACAGAACAATCCCGTTAAAAATGGAGTTGTACTCTCTCCTACACCAATATTCTTTGCTTTTGAGTCATACACAACTCTTACAGCAATTCTATCTTTCCAGCAACTCTTCATCAAAGATGCTGCTATTAATCCAGCACTACCAGCACCAATGATGACGACCTTTTTCATAAAAATTTACCAGAGATATTTTTTCGGAAACACTAATGGGCAGAGTTGGATTTGAACCAACGTAGGCTTAGCCAACGGATTTACAGTCCGTCTCCTTTAACCACTCGGACAT